CTTAATAAGGATATAGATCCAGATTCTATAAACATTGTTCCTAGTATCAGCCTCAATGTCTCTTGTAAAGAACTTGGTCTTTCTAATTTTAGATTAAATGCCTGGGCCTTGTCTAATGTTGGTTATTTTAATTTAATTAAAATGGCGTCTATGGGTTGGGAAGATGCTGTTGATGACTCTAACGTAAAAGTTGCAATAGTCGATATAGATGATATTTCTAAATATAAAAATGGCGTTGTTTTTGGTTCTGCTTGTGAAAAAGGTCCAATAGGATCAATGATCCTTGCATCCTTAAATTCAGAACAAATATTAAATAATTTACAGATAATAAAAAACAAATTAAATAATTTTATACTAGAGTTACTGCCTATAGATGTATTAAAGTATTACGATAAAGGTATAGGATTTAGATCCTATTCATCAAAAAGCATTATCAACAAAAATTTATCTGAATCTTCAAATAAAATTGTGGCTGATGCTGTAGATACTCTAAATTTTGACTATATAATATCAACAGCTGCTCATTTTATAGAAGAAGACGACAAAGTTCTGCAAGATGTTGTGTCTAAATCATCTTTTAAGGATAAAAGGTTTTTCTATGAATCTAGGCATTACAGAAGCATAGATGAACAATATACAATACTTAAAAGACATCTTCATGACTGGATGTCTTTTGATAGAGTTGAAAAAGCAAGAATTACAGCAGACAGAATATCTGAAAAGTCAAAGTCTATAAACATAGAACATAATTACCACCTTCCTGTGATCGATATTCCAGATGACATTAAACAGAGATCTGGCGATTATAATAAGCAGTTATATTTTCTTATGATGAAGAAGATAAAACAGCATAATCGCTGGTCCGATGATCCTATCTATATTGATAGATTTAAGAAGGAATTAGATGTAATATTAAAAAATAAGCATTTAAATTTTATACCTTACTTCTTGCTTTACGAAGATATGTGCTCTTATGCTAGAGATAATGGAATATTACAAAATATAGCTAGGGGATCTGCTGGTGGTTGCCTTATATCTTACTATCTAAAAATAATTCATGTTGACCCAATAAAAGAAAAACTACCTTTTGAAAGATTTTTAAGCCATGCTCGTATTAGGGCTGGTAGTTTCCCAGATATAGATCTTGACTTAGGTAATCGCACACCAGTTTTAAAATATTTATATGATAAGTATAAACTTGGTTTTGCTCAGATAGGTACATTTCAGAAGTTTAAGACAAAAAATGCTATAAAAGACGCAATGTTTGCTATATTTGGAAGAAACAGAAATGACAAAGAAGTAGCCATGGTGTGCTCTTCGATACCAGATTCTGCGCAAGGTCTAGATGAGCATGACTTTTTGTATGGTTACGTTGACTCTGAAGGTGTTAGTCATAAGGGAATACTTGAACAGAACGAAATGCTTCAAAAGTTCTTTAAACAATACCCTGAGATAGAGCAGGTCACAAAAAGACTTATCGGTCTTCCAAAGGGAATGGGAAGACATGCCTCTGCTTTTGTCATATCAACTCTTGACATATCTAAGTCAAGAGTTCCAACTATGATCTTCAACGATGATGATCTCGGTCCAGTGCCTGTGACGCAATTTGAAGCTCCAATGGTTGAAAAAAGCGGCCTTGTTAAGGCAGACATATTGGGCCTAACTACGATTAAGACGATAGAAGCAGCCATATCTCTAATAAGAGAGAATCATGGTGTAGACCTATTAGAAGAAGATAATAAAGGCGTACAGTTACTATACCGCCTTCCTGAGGACAACGGGGTCTATGAAGACTTTTACAGAAGAAAAACAGATTCCTCGTTTCAATTTAACACTGATCTTATTAAAGGTTACATAAAGAATTTTGCACCCTTGAGCCGCAAAGATCTTTCTAATTTAACTGCTCTTTGTAGACCGGGTGCATTAGACGTTGAGGTTTTGCCAGGTGTTTCTGCAACACAATTTTATATCGATGTAAGAAATGGTAATAGAAATCCAGAATACATACACGAAGATCTTAAGGAAATTATCGAAGAGACTAACGGTGTTATTGCTTTTCAAGAGCAATTAATGGAGATATTAGTTAAGTTTTGCGGTTATACTCTTGAGGAATCTGATCAGATTAGATCAGCTATCGCTAAGAAAAAACACGAAGTAATGACAAAAGCATTCGAAAGAGTTAGATCTGAGACAGCTAAACTTGGTTGGACTATTGAGCAAGCAAATAAATTGTGTGATGTTCTAACGGCTTATTCTAATTACAGTTTTAACCGTAGTCACAGTTGTCTAGCTCCGACTCAGAAAGTTATGACACCTGATGGACCTATTCAAGTGTCCGATCTAAAAGCCGGAGATCTTGTTATAGGTGCAACTCAAGATGGGACGCAGATATGTACAACATCAAATGTATGGGTTGTCGGTCACAAGGATGTTTACGAAATAGAGTTAGAAGACGGAAGCACCATGCGATTAACTGATGATCACATGGTTGCCACTACAGACGGGTGGATCTCAGTTAGAGAGGCTTTTGAAAAAGGTATTGAAATATTGTGCGTAAATACATAAGTTGTGAATGTGGAAAATTAATAACGCCTAATACTTGGACTGTTCATTTAAAAGGCAGCAAATGTAAAGTTCCTTTAGAAAGAAAAGAATTCTTAATGAAAATTCTTTCTCTAAAAACTAAACACAGGTATGCTTGGTCTATTAAGCTGGGATTAAATGCTACTAGTAATTCTAAATGGTTTTATTCAATTATAGAGGGGACTTCTAATTTAGAAGATTGGACTTTTTCCAGCCCAAGGAAAGTTGGATCTTTGCCTCCGTGTGTTTTAAAGCGTTTTTCACAAGAACGCTCAGGCATAAATAACCCAATGGTAAGAAGTAATATCAAGAATTACAACATTGAGGACATTAAGGAATTTGCTAAATTAACTTTTAAGCACATACAAGATCATGATGATTGTTTTAGAAAAATAATATCAATATTAGAATCTGAGTATCCAATGTTTAAATATGAGTTTTCAGACTTAAAAATAAGTAATAAAAAAACAAGAGGATTCAATAAAGAGAACTATATATTATCATTACTTCTAGATATAGATGTTGATGAAATTATTAAAATTAGCCATAAAATGCGCGGTAAGTCAATTTCTAAAGGTCAAAATGCTAGTGAAAAATTTAAGAGATCTGCATCAGAACATGCAGCGAGCCTAACATCTTCCATTCGCATTTCTAAGCCACAAATAATATTGTATAATATGATAAAATCAGTAGATCCAGAAGCTATATTAGAAAAAATAATATATAATAACGGTTTTTATAAAGCATATGACATATATTCACCAGCTATAAATGCTCTAATAGAGATGCATGGAAGAGTTTTTCATGATCCTACTAAAGCAACTGGAAAACTTATTCCAATTGCCGAAAAGAATTTTAAAAATGATGAATTAAAAAAGTCAATAGCTAAGCATAATAACATGAAATATATAGTTTTCTGGGACGATGAATTTAATTCTTGGCAAGAAACTATAAAAATATTATATAATTTGGAGTCAATATCGTATGTTGAAGCAAAAAATAAAGTCTATTAAATTAGTAGGAAAGATGCCTGTATATGATATAGAGGTTCCAGATACAAGAAACTTTGTGTTGGATAATGGCGTTGTTGCTCACAACTGTGCATATGCTGAACTTGGTTACATAACCATGTATCTAAAAAGAAATTTCTTTCTAGAGTGGTGGGCGGCTGAACTTAATAATTCAGGAGAGGATAAGATTCGTCACTATATATCGATATTAGGCGATAAAATTACGCCACCTAGCATTAAGAACCCTTCAGATACTTTTGCTATATCTGACGGTAAGATATCCGCACCTCTTTCAACTATAAAAGGTCTTGGTCCAGCTAGCATAAAATCAATAATTAAAAGAGGACCATATAGATCTATAGAAGAGTTTGTTGAAAAAACTAAAGGTAAAGTTAACGCATCTCACTTCTGGGCAATATTAAAAGCTGGTGTTTTTGATGAGTTTGCAGAATCTGACATGACTGTTTCAGAGATAAGAAGGTTTTTTCTTGACTATTATAGCAATTTAAGAAAAATGAAATCTGTTCCAGCGGATGTAGCAAACTTATCCCCAATAGATATGTTTCTTAGCCAAAGAGATGTTTACAAATGTTTTAATAAAACAATATTAAGTGATAACTTAATAAGAAAACAAATAACTGAAATTTGGCCAACAATGAGAGAGACAAATAAAAAAGATATACCTCTTGCTTTTGGTTTTTCACCTAGTGTTCCAGTTATTGCGTCTGTAAACGTAGCAGACAAAATACTAAAAAATCAAGAATTTAACGATAATCAAAATGTTGTAAAAGTAGCCATGGTTGGCTTATTTCAATCCTCCGAACATAAAAGCGGTGTATCTAAAACTGGAAAACCGTGGTCTCTTGTTCGGGTCAATATATCAGATGGTTTGACAAATATAGAGTGTGTTAAATGGGATCAGAATAAATCATTTAGGTTTCCTAAAAATTCATTAGTATATGTTATGGGGGTTTTAAAAAATGGTTGGAAAGGGGCACCATCTTTAGAGATACTTGATATAGAAAAAATAGAAAGCTTAAAAGTTAACAAAAATAAGAAAACATCTTAGTAAAATATAATTTAAATTAAGTAATGGAGAGATTATGGATACAGTATACGTAGTAACAAAATTAAAACCACAAGAAAATTCTAAAGAAGAAATGCTACTTGAACAGCCTTCTTTTATTGAAGAAGTTGAAGCTTGCCATAGAAAAAAGGGAGCTTCACCTATGCTTGGTTCTAATTATTTAAGAGCCATAGCAGCAGAGATTGGAAAACGCTATGACAAGATGTTTAACCCATATAGAAACGTTGTTCCGCAAGACTATGTTGGAATAATTTGCAATTCTAGCGAAGAAATTGCCAATATTGTTCATCTCATGTTTCAGGCAAGATATCCTCAAATATATCAATCATATTATGAGTATATTATAAAATCAAGAAAAATAGGCGTAAAGATCATTTACTTCCACGGTCTTCCCGAGCACGAAGAAGTATTTAAGAAACTTGGAATACCGAAGATAGAAGAAAATCAGATATCTGACTATCTTGGTAAAAAAGTAAATGCTGTTAAAAAGGTTGAGCAAGAAAAGATAATTGATGAACCAAAATTAACAACCAAAGAGATGGAGAAGCCTAAGGAAGTCGAACAGAAAACAACTGAAGAACCTAAAGAAACATTAATTGCTACTTATAAAAAAGAAGTAGTTCCTGTTAAGCCAAGCTTAAATGCTAACTTACAAAAACAAAACAATAACAAAACAAAGCACTCAAATAATAAAACTTTTAATAAAAAATAATGTGTATAATAAACACACAAAGGCAATAAATAAAGGAGACATCCATGTCAAAATCGCCACTTAAGATTAATTTAGACTCACTAAAACAAAGAAAAGAATGGAAAAGACACAAGGTTATTCAAGGAAACAATATCTATAGGATACTTCCGCCTTTTGGTGAAAATTCTGACGGCTATGCATATCGTAGATGGGTCATAGCTTGGTTAGCAGATCCGCAGACAGGTAGGCGTCGCCCATACTCGTCTCCAAGGTCTTTTGGGGAAGATGCATGCCCTGTTTCACAGTATATCGCTCTTCTAGAAAAAAAGAAAGAAGATCTTGAAAATAACCTTCGTCAGCAAGGTTTAGACAAAGATCAGATAAGAGACAGGTTAAAAGCAATTACGGACATCATCTGGACAACAAAGCCCAAGGCCTCATACATCTACAATGCTACCAACAAAGAAGGTGAGGTTGGTCTTTTAGAGCTTAAGAAAACTGCACACGACGAGATGAAAAAGCAGATGATGCAGTATGT